ATGGATCCGGTATCTGATATTATGGCAGCGACGAAAGGCGTACCTATTGCAGCCTTTCCCGGTCAGAACCATGATGCACATATGCAGGTAAAGATGGCGTATCTGCAAGATCCTATCAATGGTGCTAATCCAATTATGGAACGTGTAGCTCCTATTATTCAGGCTAATATTCAAGAACACTCTGTGATGAAGTATCAGGAACAGATGAGTGGTATTGCAAATCAAATGATGCAACAGGCTCCAGAACAAGCTAATAATCCTGCTGCTGCTGAAATGGCTATGGCACAAGCAGCACAACAAGTTCTTAATGCTAACCAAGCACTAGGTATGGCTCAATCTCCTGAACAGCAGCTTGTTGCTCTTGAGCAAGCTAAAGTTGAATTAGAAAAACAAAAGGTGCAAGCTAATACTGTTGCTAATGCTGCTGAACTTGAACTAAAGAACAAAAAACTTGAGCTTGAAGAAAATGAACAGATTATTGGTATGATGAAAGCTACGGCTACTGATAATCTTAAACGTGATAATGCTGAAGCAAATCGTTCCAGTAAAGAAAAACTAAAAGAAATGGAACTAATGGTTAAAGCAATGATTGAAGAGTTTAAATTAAATAAAGACGATGAGCGACAAGCTATACAAAATATAAAAGAAATGATTGATAAAGAAATGCAAACTAAAACAGATATGGATGCACAAGCTCTTAATGCTCTTGTGCAGATTGCTGTTCAACAACAGGAGAAAAGCAATGATGAAGAAAGGTAAAGGATATCCTTTTCATGTAAAGGATACTCAAAAAGGCTATGGTGATGCTTATGCTCAAGAGATCACAGGTGGACGTAATATTCGCAGTGAACTAAATCAATGGGATGATTACTCTTGGGAAGCACCAGAGCCAATTAAACCTTCTCGTAAAAGCACCATTTATAACTAAGAATGGAAATTTGGGACGAGGTAGTACGAGAGTATAACGAAGAGATTAATAAGTTGCGACTAGCACTGGGTAATGGCAGTGCTGAAGACTACCCACACTATAGGCAACTTGTTGGTTCTATCTCCAGCCTTGAGTGGGCCAGAGATAATTTAACAGAAATAATTAAAAAAAGAATATATATGGAGGACGAAGACTAACAATGCAACAAGTAGGTTTAGGTGGCGCACTAAAAAATGACTTGTGGATAACTGAGGATGACGCCCCCGATCCCAGCCCACTACCCACTCTACCGGGATTTCACGTTTTGGTGCGCCCCGTTTCAGTAAAGAGTGTTACAAAAGGCGGTATCTTTATACCGGATTCAACTAAAGATGATATGTCGTATCTCACCACTGTCGCACAGGTTTTAGCGTTAGGAGACTTGGCATACATGGATAAAGAAAAGTTTCCAGCAGGAGCATGGTGTAACATAGGTGACTATGTATGTTATGGTAAACATGCAGGAACTAAATTATTTTATAAAGGTGTGCGTCTTATACTTTTATTTGATGATCAAATTATTATGAAAGTAGAAGAACCTAAAGACCTTGATCCAACTTTTAATTTAGGAAAAGGCTCTAGTTAATTTGGGAAATCTAAACTTTTGTGATATAATAATATAAACGTAATCGTTTGTGTCGTTAACAACGGAGAGTAAAATGAGTAACGAAAATGATGGATGGGAAACCATTGAGGTTTCTGAAGATAAAAAAGAAGTTGACTTTGAGATAGAAGAAGAAGAACAACCAGTACAGGCACAAGAAGAAGAACAGCCTGAACAAGAAGAAAAGCCAAAAGAATTAGAAGGTATAGAAACTAAAGGCGCTGAAAAAAGGATTAGACAACTAATTAGACAGCGCAAAGAACGTGAAGAACAAATTGAAGAGCTTATTAAGCAGAACGAACAATTAAAAAACAGTATTAAAGCTAAAGATAGTGAAGTTGATGATTTAGCAACTAATAGTCTTGAGTCTAATGAAAAGCAATTAACTCAAAATATTGAACTTGCTAGACAAGCTTATATGGAAGCTTTTGATGAAGGAGATAAAGAAAAAGTTCTTAAAGCTCAAGAAATATTAAATAATGCTCAAGCAGATTTAAAAACTGTTCAAAGCTATAAACATAATCTTGCTAAAAAACTTCAAGAAAAAGAACAACAGGCTGAGGCTGCACCACAACCTATTCAACCACAACAGCAAACTTATGACCCAAGAGCAAATGAGTGGGCTGAAAAAAATAAATGGTTTGGACAAGATACAATTAAAACAGCAGCGGCTCTTGCATTAGATGCAGAATTAAAAGAACAAGGATATGATCCAAATGATGAAGAATTTTATGAAGAAATTGACCGACGCCTTGAAGCGGCCTTTGGTCAAACTTCAAACCGTGTGCAGGAAACTGAGGGACAAAGTAACTCAGGCACGTCACAACCTGCTCAAGTGGTATCGGGGGCTTCACG